TCATGAAGATAGGATAGATAGAACAGTAGATGACATACCAGAACTTGAAGGCACAATTAGTACAGACGATTTTAAATTTGAAAAATTTGGTTGGGAAGTTTATCCATACCAACAGCCTGTCAATGTTGATGGTGTATATTACTGCCACAATTATCCTACTGGTGTCATGGGTAAGCCTATTAGCGGTGACAATGTTGCTCGTTCTTTACTATTAAAAAATAAAGTATCATCTACGGTAGGCCATATACATACCTTTGATTACGCTATGTGTGCACTACCATCTGGTAGAAAACTTATGGGATTATCTGCAGGATGTTACTTGCATCATAAGGAAAATTATGCTAAAGCTACACAGCAAATGTGGTGGAGTGGACTTGTAGTTAAACGTAATGTATCTAAAGGTGAGTATGATTTAGAAATGATAGAGTACAATACAATTAGGAGAAAGTATGGTAAAAAGTAAACGAACATATATATCTTTAAAAGAACATGGCCATGATATTTCTTATGAGAATGAAAGAAAACATGATAATGTAAACTCACCTGCACATTACTTACATGGTAAAAAAGAAACTATAGATGTTATTCGTGATTGTATGGAGAATGATGAGTACCATGGATATTTAAAAGGTAATGTATTAAAATATGTTTCTCGTTATAAATTTAAAGGGGAGCCATTAGAAGATCTACAAAAAGCACAGTGGTACTTAGATAGATTAGTAAAGGAGGTTAGCAATGGGGCAAGTTAAACAAGCAATAATAGAGGTAGAAGATTTTGTTGCAGGGTGTTTGAAAAAGAATAGAACTTTAAATCAAACTATAAGAGATGCTAGAGAATCAGATGCAGCTAAGTCTAATCCTTATCTTGATGATGAGGAATTAGTAGAGAATAAATACTATCAATTTAAAGGGGCAGAGTAATGAGAGAAATGTTTATTGAAGCACTAACTGCTAAATACGAAGCAGATATAAAAGTAGCAAAAGCTACTATTAATGTTTATATGGATAAGTCAGTAGGTATAGGGGAACATCCACAGTTTATACATGAGATTGATAAACAGCTAGAGTTGATAGCTACTGCTGAAGAAAAATTAGAAACATTAAAAAAACATTATCCTACAGAGGATGATATACCATTTTAATAGGAGGGATAAATGGCAGACGAAAAACAAAAAATACAACAACCACAGCCAAGACAATATCTTGTTGATTCTGAACAATTAAAAGATATGATGAAATACCTTATGACAAGGCCATATGGTGAGGTGTTTTCTTTAATGAATCAGATATCTCAACTCAAGCCTTTTAATCCAGGGGGAGATAAAGATGTCGGAAAAAAATGATATCAGTAAATTTACAGGAATATTATTTGAATTAAAGATAGGGCTAAATAAAGATAATGCAATTGTGATTGACTATGGAGGCAAACCTGTAGGTAAAATTAGAGAGGCTCTAAAGGCATATCCATATCATGGTAATCTATGTGCTGCTGTAATCAATCATGCTAACTCTGTAGGTAAGAAATTAGAAAATGATATTAAACAAATTATACAAAAAATTTAAAGTTATTTTAGTCCAAAAAAAAAGACACCCAGAGTAAATACTCTGTGTGTCTCGTTGTTGCTTGCTAGGGGGGAGTCTTTACGGCTCCCCTTTTTTATTTTATATTAACAGTTCCAAGCACGAAGTGCTTTATTAATTCTACTATTAGGGTCATTAGCTGTTTTAGCAGATGTAAGTTTTTTCTTCATACCTTTCATCCTCGCACAGAAGCTGGCTCTTCTTTTGTTACCAACTTTTTTGCTAGGTCTTTTTAAATTAGCACCAGTAGTTCTTTTAAAATATTTTCTACCTGCTTCATTTAATCCACCAGATGGGTTCTGATATTTTTTTGCTACCATTATTTTTTCTTAGCTGTCATTGCTGCTCTTCTAAAGTTTGCAGCAGTTGGTGCACCTTTAGCACCTTTCTTTTTCATTTTACCCCCACGCTTTCTTTTAGCATGGATGTTAGCGTATAAACCTTTTCTCATTATACTTTCTTAGCTAGTTTTTTATTCATTTTTCTTTGAACTGCTTCTGGTAATTTAGAAAAACCTTTATGTTTTTTAGCAACATTTTTTTTCTTCATACCATTTTTATTTTTCATTGGTTTCATTTTTCCGTACATCATTAGCTATATCTCCTATATTTAGCTGTTTTTTTTGCAATCCCTTTCGGTTGTTTCACAAACTGTTTTCCCTTCTTTGTTCCTTG